ACACCGAAGATTGCAAGAATGCAGCCGTCCTCGATCGTCAGGCGATAAACCGGCTCTGCGTAAATGTTGCTCCATAGCCGGTAGTATGCCGGTGAAGTGTCAAAGGTGATCGGGCGGTTTTGTACTGTATATTTGAACGGCTGGAAGGTGAACGGGATCTGAAACTCGTTCGCCCGCGTGCCGATTCTTTTCGGAGTAATTTGTCCAGCTTTGCGGATAACGCCGTAAATATGCGGCTGTGTGCTCATGACAAGCTGTCTGCCGTTCTGAATCCAGTCATTCAGCACCGCAAGCTCATGACCCAGCGGCGGTCTTGTGAGATAGCCTGTCAGCGTCAGATCGAAGTCCTTGTATTGCCCGGTATGCCGATCCATTTCGACCGGCACGCCGGGGAGAGCGGTGTTCTCGACTGTTTCGGCAGCAGTCGTCCAGAGCGGGAGCCGATCCATTTTCAGCCCGAAACAACTGCTGCTTTTGCCGTCAATTTCGATCCAGTTTCTCAAACGCTCCACTCTCCTTTGCGTGTGTTGTTATCGGTTTTCAGGCGCTCGATTTCCTCGGACAGCTCCTCTGCGGTGCGGCGGACATCGGTGTCGCTGTCCATCCGCTCGACATTGATCGTAATGTTGTATGTGCTGCCGCCGCCGAATCCGCGCGGGCTGCGGGAATCATCCGGATCCGGCTTCCGTGTCGGATAATCCGGCAGCTTCAGACGGCTTGCGTCATACTGTGCGAGTGCCGGTGCAAGGTCATATTCAGGAATCATTGCCGCTGCGAGACCGCTGACAGCGTTCTCGACATACTTCATGTTCTTCGTAATGCCCTGCGCGAGCCCCTTCATCATGTCCGGCATCCATGTCGGGAAGTCTGTCAGCGGTCCTTCGTCCGGGACAGAGAAGTGCAGATGTGACTTGATCGTATTTGCAACATCCGAAACGGCACTCGTAATGGAGCTGATCTTTGCCCGGATACCGTTTACAATCCCGCTGATGATGTCAGCGCCCCAGTTCCAAGCCTGAGAAGGGAGCGATTTGATATAATTGACTGCCGCCTCAAAGCCGGATACAATCGTGCTCTTGATGTTCGTGATCGCAGAGCTGACAGCAGACTTCACATTGTTCCATATACTGGATACTGTGCTGCTGATGCTGTTCATCGCATTGGATACCGCAGACTTGATGCTGTTCCAGATGCTTGATACCGTATTGCTGATGGCATTCAGGACGCTGGAAACAGTGTTCTTGATCGTGTTCCATACGCTGGAAATCACACTGCTGATGCCTGACATTACGGTACTGATAACCGTTTTGATTGCATTCCAGACACTGGACACAACCGATTTGATTGCATCGAGCACCGCCGAAATGACACTCTTGATTTTCTCCCAGATTGTCATTGTATCGCTGTGGATCGCATTCTGCACAGCGGTAATCACGCTCTTGATTGCGTTCCATACGGTCTCAATCACATTCTTGATTGCATTGACGATGTTTGTGACCGCCGTCTTGATGCCGTTGAATTTATCCGGAATCAGATTGCCGAGCGCATTCACAACTGTGGATACAGCATTCTTGATATTGTCCCAAGCGTTTTTGACTGTGTTCTTCAGCGCGTTCAGGACATTGGAAACGGCATTTTTCAAGCCTTCCCATGCGCTCTTCGTGTGATTGGCAATAGCAGAATTGGCAGAAGATACAGCACTTTTGAGACCGTCCCAGATCTTCGATGCCTGATTTTTCGCTGCGGTCAGGGACTGCGAAATACTTGTTTTGACTGATTCCCAGACCTTAGCTGTCTGTTCTTTCATCCTCTGATTCGCATCGTACATCGCTTCGCCGAGACGCTGCATCTTTTCAGACACAGCTTTCTTTGCATTGCCGATGCCGGATGCGATCTTGCTGCCGATATTCTTGCCCCATGTGACAGCGGTTTTCAAACCGCCTTTGATGACATCTCCAATGCTGGAAAGCAGTTCCTTCGCCTTTTTCTTCATCGTGCTCATATACTGGCCGATGCCCTTCACGATTGTTACAACAATCTTTCCGGCAGCGGCAAGGAGCTGCGGCAGGTTTTGCAGGATGCCGGTCACCAGTGCGGCAATCAGCTCAATCGCCGCGTCAAACAGCAGCGGCGCATTCTCGACCAGCGCGTTCACCAGCTTCTCAACAATGACCGGGATTTTCTCGATCAGCACCGGCAGCGCATTGATAAGCCCCTGCGCAAGCCCCATGATGAGCTGAATGCTTGCGTCAATCAGCAGATCAATGTTGTCGATCAGCGTTTCCACGATTTGCAGGATGACATCGACGATCGTCGGGATCAGCGTCGGAAGCGCCTGCGCAATGCCGATCGCGAGCTGTGCAATCACTTGCAGGCCGGTCGCAACGATCTGCGGCAGCATACCGAGCAGCGCATCCGCTAGCTGCAAGATAATATCTCCGGCGATTGAGATAATGGTCGGCAGATTGTTCAGCAAGCCCTGCGCGAGAGATTCCACGATTGTGACAGCCGAGCTGAGGATCATCGGCAGGTTATCCGTGATTGCATCCACAATCACAGGGAGAATCTGCGCGGCAGTCTGCGTGATCTGCGGAATGATGCTGCTGAGCGTTGATGTAAAGCCTTTCAGCCCTTGCGACAGCATTTCAATTCCGGAGCTGTCGCCGCTGACAATCGCGGAAATGCCGACCATCATGTTCGTCAGAGCCGGCATGAACTGCCCGGACAAATTGCGCGATAAGCCGCTGATTGCGGTTTTCATATTCTGCAAGCTGTCCTGATATGCCGCCGATGCCTTAACTGCTTCATCAGACATCACGCCGCCGAGATCATGCACCTGCTGCCGCATCGCCTCGGTATCCTCCGCACTGGTATTCAGCAGCGGCCCGAGCTCCATTGCAGACTTGCCGAGAAGCTGTGTCGCAAGCGCGGTGCGCTCTGCGCTGGAATCCATATTCTGCAATGCCGTAATTGTCGCGGAGAACAATTCCTCCTGCGACATATTCGCAGCATCCTCCATAGAGATTCCGAGCTTTTCAAAGGCAGCAACAGATTTGTCAGATTGATTGACAACAGCATCGGACAACTTCTTCATCGAGGTCGTCATGCTGTCGATACTGCTGCCGGAATGCTGCATGATGAAGTCCCATTCCTGATAGGCTTCTGCGCTCATTCCCAGCTTTTGCGAGGTCTTGTCGATATGATCGCCGTATTCAGCAGTTTTACTGGTAGCGCTTACAATACCGGCAATCGTGCCGACAACGGCAGTACCGGCGGCTGCAACCGCAGCAGCGGCAGCTTTTGCACCGGCAATCAGTCCGTTTTTCAGAGCGCTGCCGAGCTTACTGGTTTTCTGTTCCGTTTCCTGTTCGGAATCGCCGAGCTCATCAATGGTCTGATCCAGCGCATCTGCTGCCTGCTCCGCCTCGCTGAGTTTGCTTTTGTTATCTCTCAGTTCACCGCTGAGAGACTGGATTTCACCGGCGAGGCGCTGTGCTTCATCCGAATCCGTACCCTGAGCGGCTGCTACCTCAGCATAACGCTCTTTCAGGTCGGACAGCTCAGACGCCTGATCCGCAATGGTATCTTTCAGCGATCGGCTGCCGGATTCTGCCTGTGCCATCGTGCGGTCAAAGCTGTCCGCAGCTTCCTGCGCTTCGGATAGCCTTTGACGGTTTTCGACCAGATCGGAGGAGAGCGATTCGATTTCCGAAGCAAGCTGCCGCGCTTCATCGGAATCCGCGCCCTGCGATGCTGCTGCCTCCACATACTGTGCTTTCAGGGCAGACAGCTCTTTTTCCTGCTCCGAGACAGTCTGTGTCAAAGACTTTGTACTGTCTGCGGTGCCGTCCATTTCTGCCTGAAACGAGGACTGTGCGGATGTGAGCGAGTCCATTCGCTGTTCGGTACGGACGAGCTCGCTCTGGAAAGCAATAAACTGTTCCCGGCTGATCTCGCCCGCATCAAACTGCGCCTTGACCTGCGCCCCGGCATTGCGCAGGATTTCCAGCTTTTCTGCGGTGGTTTCAATCGACTGTGCAAGAATCTGCTGTTTCTGCGCGACCAGCTCAGCATTGCCGGGATCGAGCTTCAGGAGCTGATTGACCGTTTTCAGATCCTTGCCGAGCGCTACGCTTTGAGAGGTGACCTGTTTGAGCGCAGAGTCGAGTCCTTTGGTATCGCCGCTCAGCTCGATTGTAATGCCTTTGATTGTACCGCTCACTCAGTCACCCCCCCAAGCAGATCCTCGCACTTTTTCAGCGTTGCCTTATACTCACGGTATTTGTGTTCTTTGATTTCTCCGGCGGCATATCGCCGATCCATTTCAGGCTCCATTTCCTTGAGAACCCGATAGCGCTGTAAATTGTCATGTACGACTTCACCGTTGGCTTGCCGGATCATGCGGTCATGCTCTGCGCAGAAATTGAACAGCATTCCCGTATCCCAGTTGTCAACCTCCGGCAGCGGAAACCCACGGCGCATCAGATGCAGATAGAATTCTTCTGCCCCGAGCAATGCGCCGCCGGATTCGCCGCTGCCGTTCAGCCGTTTTTTGCGTCAACCGACATTTCACGCGAGAGGATCGGAGAAACCTTGGCCCAGACATCCAGAAAGGCGAAATCGTCAAAGGTGTCAAGCCAGTCATCCACATTATCGGGAATGTCGGGATCTGCTTCCTTTGCCATGATGTAGAGCATATCGTAATACGGATCAGAATCGAACTGCGTGAGCGCTGCACTCAGCGCAAACACCTGCTGATCGGACAGCTCCTCTTCTGCGTCCTTCTTGCCGGTTTTCTTCTTGGTGTCAGGCTTTTTCTTGTCAACATCATAGCCCTCAGCCTTCGCAACCTCAGCAGCTTTACGCTGCATCCGGGCGATCCTGTCCAGATCAGCGAACCACTCGCGGCCGAACATGGACTTATAGCGGCGCATCGTGCCGCCGGTCTTTTTGAATCTGACCTCGCGGTCGTCAATCTTGACTTTGATTTCCATGTGTGCTGCCTCCTTACGATGCCGCGACCACAGTCACCGTGCAGGTGTCCGTGTAGGTCTGGCCGTCAACGGTGATAGACGCAGTTACGACCGATTCACCGGCAGCAACACCGGTCACAGCGCCGGTTGCGGACACGGTTGCCTTTGCTGTCGTGCCGGAAGTCCATGTGATTGCCGCATTAGACGGATTCTTGCTGATGATCGGAACATTCAGCACAGAGCCGACCGTGACGGTCATCGTCTTCTGGATGCGGATGTGATTCCCTGCAAGAGACGGCTCCGGCACAGAGCTGATCTTCGCCTTTGCCTTGATCTTGCGCTCGACGCAGCCGCAGTCCTCACGCGGCACAGCGCTGATCGCATACTCCGGGAACATCGGATCCAGAGCGCCGCCCTCGGAGGTCTTGCCGCTCTGAGACGGGCGCTGCGTCACATGGCAGTCGTAGAACACTCTGGTCTGACCGACACCATCCGTGGTGTCTTCGATAATCAGCAGAGCGAAGTGCGGATATTCGCCGGTATTGGCGTACTCTTCGGAATACTCGCCGTCCGGATCGACAACACGGTTCAGCCAGTCCTCATCGGTATCGTCGATGCAGGCAAGCAGCGTCAGCGTGATGTCATAGCCGGTGTTCTCCTCCTCAGAGTACACCTCCACGCCGTCTGCATAGATGGACGAAACCTCGCCCTTCGGCTCTGCGGTGTATTCTCTGCCGCCCGCTTCGTTGTGGACAAGCCAGTTCACATCGCCGTATGTCGGCTTGCCGGTGTTGTTGTCAACGCTGGTAATCATTGCATAGCCGACATTCTTGATCGAACGCGGCAGCTTTGCTTTTGCAGCCATAGGATAGCTCCTTTCTCAGTCATCCGAAATCTGAAAATACCATGTGGTGGTATGCATATCCTGTTTCGGATCAAATTCATAATCGGGGCCGTCATAGTCAATTCCTGCCCCTGACAGCGCCGTTTCGACCGTGCGCTCCGTATCCCGGTCACGGTCTTTCGTAATCAGGGAGAGCGCGATCTCCGCCTCAAAATAGACGATTTCGCCGTCAGCGTATATCGAGTTATTCGTGATTGCATGATAGGCGATGTAGGAGGCAGGCATCTGTTTATTGTCGTCGGCTTTCATGATGCCGTTAATAAACGGCAGCCCGACCGTATCAATGACACGGGCAAGGTCTCTCATGTCCACAATCAGCCACCTCCTAACGCCTGACGGATCCGCTGCTCAAGCTCACGCTGCGCCCATGCGTTTACTTCTTCGATATGCGGCTGCGCACCGACAGCAGCTTGCCTGCCGTACCTGCCGTGCTTCAATCGGGTGCGGTGACCTTTTTCCAGCAGATGTGTCAACTGATAGTGCCTGTTATGCACCGTGACGCTTGTGCTGCCGCTGCCGGATCCCTCGATCTTCACCTTCCAGCCGCGCTTATATTTGCCGGAGCCGCGCCGCCTGCCCTTCGGGCTCAGCGATGCAACGCGGGACTTTGCCTCATCTCCGACCGATTCCAGAATATCATGCACTTCATGCTGTGCGAGCTTCCCGTATTCTGTCAGTGATTTCGTCAGCTCACGGGCAAGCTGATTCGGTGATACTCCTGCCATTTCACACACCGACCCTTCTGCCGAGATACAATGCAATCATGTCGCCTTCGACTGTGCGCCGGTAGATTTCATACCGGTTGTCTTGCCACTTGCAGATACGCTGTCCTGCGTAGTCTGATGCAAACACATTCAGGCGTACCTCTGCATCATAACCTCTCTGCTGCGCGCCGTTCCATTCAGCTTCTGTGTACTCAGAAACCGTACAGAATACATTTTCGGAAGCAGTCTCTTCTGTGACAAACTGCGCACGGTCGTTCATCGATCTGGTTTCGGAAATCAGGTTCAGCGTGCTGCAATTCATCCGCTCTGCGGTCAGTTTAATGACCCGATGACGCTCATTGTAGTCATCATAATCAGCAACGGAATAGGTTTCTCCGAAGCAGATCAGCCGAAAGATTTGCGGGTGGAGCCGAATTTCATCAAACAGCGAATAATACCGGAAGCGGAACAGGAACCGCGGAATATCAGAGCCGACCGCTTTGTTGATATTAGCGTGCAGATGTTCTGCATCCTGCCATGATCCCGCAGTATATCGCTGAACAGTAACCGGCTTGTCATAAACAAGGCAGTCTTCAGCTACCTGTGCCGCTGTCCGTTTCTTCGCCTTCATCAGACATCGCCTCCGTCTTGTATTTCGCGCGGAGCATAATCAGATCGGCGCGGTAGTTTTCCTCGAAATCTTCGCTGGCGTTGTTGTAGATGTAGCGGCAGAGGTCAAGAAGAAGCTGCTGTTCTTCCGTTCCGTCTTCAAATGTGAGCTCCTCCGCAGTGCATCCGGCGTATTCACGGAGCTTTGCCTGTGCTCTTGCCAGAGTGCTGTTCACCTTTCTGTTGGTGTGCGGATCGTCCCATGTGATGTCAAGATAGGTCTTTACTTCATCGACCAGTGCCACAGCATATCACCTCACGATGTTTTCGGCGTGTTCTCGATCTCGCCGGACACATTCGCGTTAAATGTCGGATTGATCGGAACAAGATTGCTGATATCAAGGTAGGCAAAGGCATTGATGTCATACGGTCTGCCCATACCGTAGAACTTGATCTTGTAGGTGCGGAGGTCGTCAAGAAACTTGAAGTCATCGCTGTACTCCAGCTTGCCGCCCGTTCCGGTACCGATACCCATGAAATATTTTTTTGCGATACCGAGAACAGCCTTGCCGCTCGGTACGCCGACAGACTGGATCACATCTGTCGGGAACGGCAGTACATTGCTGACATAAGTACCCATCGGCGTGAGGACTGTTGTCGCCGGCATGATCTTCGTGAAATAATCAGCCGGGTTGACAATCAGAACAACACGGGAGATCGGGCGCGGCTTGCCAGTAAGCCCGTCCGTTGCAAGTGTTGCAAGGAGCCCGCCGTAAGTTGCCGGGTCGAGCGTTGTAACTGCGGTCGCGGACTTGCGGGCATATCCGGTGGACTGATTGAAATTGCCGGTAAAGTTTCTGGTCATACCGATCGGCTGTTTGAGACCGCTGCCGTCAACGATTGCTGTTTCGATGCCGGCAGCAAGCGCATCGGCAAGAAGCGCACGGACATAGCGGTCAACCCACTGCGGACCGAGTGCAAGCATATCCTGCGTCGCGTACATATAGGCGCTCAGCTTGCACTGCGTCAGATCAACGACCTGAATCGCACCGGCAAGGTCTTTGGTGATCGCCTCGTTCAGATCGCCCCATACCGCCGCCTGTGCGCCCTGCGCATTCAGCACCCACTTGATCGCAGCACCGGTATTGGTGAAGTCAATCATATCCAGCAGCGGGTAAGCGCCTTTGATGTCTTCCATTACAGAGTCGATCACGGTCTGCGGGAGTGCGCTTGTAATATTATTAATGACGGTCTGAGCATCCTGACGCGCATCCTTGATGAAGCTCTCATAGAACTTCGTTTCCTCTGCGGTCAGCTGGCGAACGCCGCGTGCTGCGAGCACATTGCGGTCAGTCGCTTCGATCATGCCGTTTGCTTCCGCCATGACGGTATCGGTCACAAACTGCATCCAGTTGTCCATTGCAGTACCGATCTGCTTTTCGTCTCCGGTGCGGATCGCCTCTGCAAGTGCATTGCGGAGAAGATCCTTCTTCTCCTTCATCTGGTCAAGGTTCATCATATTCGGTTTCCTCCTTATCCGAAATACTTGTTGATTGCCGCAATCGCTTTTTCACGGCGCTGCTGCATTTCATCCGCCGCTTTCTGCGCAGCGTTCTGCTTTGCAAGCTGCTGCTGCGCAGCCTGCATATCCGCGTCCTCATCTGCAAAGCGGTCTGCAAGGCCGAACTCAATGCACTGTGCTGCGGTGAGATAGGTTTCCTTGTCGAGCATCTCCGTGAGCTGCTCCTCAGAGAGCTTATCTCCTGCTTTCATCAGATATGCCTGCATACTTGCCGTATTAAGCACATCGAGATCATCAGCAGCCTTGCTGAGCTCCGCTGCATTGCCGATTGCAACCGTCCACGCGTTGTGAATCATCATGACAGTATT